TTATAAATTTTCCGATGATTTGGAAGAGGCGAGTGAGGCAATTTTTGAATTTAATTCTTTCGTGGCCTTATCAATAACATGAGTATAAGTCGACATCGTCGTGGCCACATTGCGGTGGCCTAAGCGACTAGAAACAGCCACAACCGAAATCGTAGGATCATTAAGAAGCATGGACGCGTGAGAATGACGCAGGTCATGCAGGCGAATTTTTTTAACCCCAGAGCGCTCTATAAATGAGTTAAAGCGGTCACTAATAGATTGAGTAGCAAGAGGCTGCTTTCCACCAAAGAGATAAGGGCCGCCAGAACGCGCACAGACAGCCTCCAGTTCCTGGAAGGTTAATTCATCCAGGACAATCGTCCGGACGCTTGCTGCGTTCTTTGTAGGCCCTATACCATCAATCCTACGTCGAAATGATTTATTTATTTTTACGCGATTGCCAGGCAGCAGGTCGTCGCATGTTAGAGCCATCGCTTCACCGCGACGCATTCCAGACCAAAAGAGCAGGCGAAACAATGCGTGATAAACAGGATGGTCAACAACAGAAATAAATTGATTGAATTCGTCGACCGTCCACACCTGCATAGTTTTAACTTCATCCGGCCGTTTTTTGAATGGCCGTAAGATTGCAGCTGGATCCTGTAAGCCATAAGCCTGGAACCCAAAGTGAAAAATAGACTTGCACAGCGTCAATATATTATTTTTTGTTGTGCTGGATAATTCTTGCTCCGACAACCAAACGCGCCAGGTTTGCATGATAGGCTTCGTGATGTCGCGCACATCAAGCGGAAGAAGCGTCGCCATATATTTATTAAGACGGCGGTCGCGAAGATCACGCGTTGAACGCGTCACCTCCAGAGTATCGAAATAGGTTGTAGCAAGGGCCTGGAAGTCAAAGACATTCCGGCATAATTTATCGCGCGTTTCACGTTCCCAGGCATGCGCCTCGCGTTTGGTAGAGAAGCCACGTTTACGTTTAGCGCGTTGTTTTCCATCCTGGTCGCGATATTTCACCTGGGCATAATATTTTTTAGTTTTTGGATCTAAAATAACTGACATAATAACCTCCGTTTTTGTTTGACAGAACCGGCGGTCTATGTTTGTATTAGGAACATAGAAAGGTTACTGGTCAAACCTTTTCTGGCAAGAAAAAGCAGAATTTATACGCGTGTGTTTCCATCTAAGAGAATGCACAGTTTAAATTCTACTTTTTATTTTTTAATATATTAGTGCTTCCCTGGTTTAAATTTGTGGCCACAATTCAGGCATGTACAGGTGATTTTATTTTTTCCAATACCACCAGCCAATAATCCAATCGGTCCTGCGACGATAGCACCAACAGCCGCCTTCCCAATTCCTACACCTTTTTTATTTGCCGTGATACTTGTAGATCCGCACTTCGGACAGCAAGCAATGCCGTTTTTTCTGTTTTCTGCAATTCGTTGACGCTTAGCTGCACCAGGCAAGGCAGATTTAAAATCATTCATAGGCTTTTGGAAATCTTCCACTTTCTCTGCGAAAGATTTTTGCCTTTCTGTGATTTCTGCGTGACCGGTTGTTGCTTGATTCTTGCTGCCATTCTTGACAACAAGGTAGATGATTACTGCTCCGATTAAAAGCCCCAAGATAAAACCCATAATTCAATCCTCCTTATTTTCTAATTATATTTGGTTAAATCTTCTTCTAATTTCTACAACTTCACCGATGATAATAACAGGTTTATCCTCCACATCTTGTGGGCTGAATATCATAGGCTGAAATGTTGGATTGTAAGGCATGAGAGTAATGCCGGCATCGTTGATAATAAGACGCTTGCAAGTCGCATCGTCACCATTCACTTTTACGATAGCAATTTTGCCAGAAGCAACGACAGGGCCGTGCTTCACTATGAGGATATCACCATCGAGGATATATGGCGCCATTGAGTCACCTTTTGCGATTAAGCCAAAGTGACCAGTTGCCTGGCTAGGAACAACATCTATCCATTCGATTATATCTTCTATTGCCTCGATAGGTTCACCGCAAGGCACAATGCCGAGAACTGGTATTTGAGGAGCATGCGCAGGAGAAGCTGCAGCAAGTTCGTCGCTGGCCATTTTCTTATATAATTCTACCAATTCAAAGTTTGATAGTTCAGAAATAGGAGGAACCTCCGTGTCGATATTTCTGGCAATGAAGAAATCATAAGCACGCGTTATATCTTCATCGTCGACCGTAATAAAGTCGTCGTTTTCAGCATAGGCAACAAGGCCCATTAAGCGCTGTGGATCCATATTCATGCCTTTAGCCAATTTCTGGATGATTGCAAGTGATGGAATAACACGCTTGCCGGTATTTTCCGGAATAGTGTCATTTTCGAGGACGGAAACGTAGGAACGACTGAGGCCACAAAGGTCGGCGAAGTCGCGGACGGATAATTTGTGATTTTTTCTGTAATTCTTAATCAAATCCGACAGTTTCATTTTTATATCCTTCTTTCGACCACATTTTACAACATTGTCCAAAATTTTGGTAGAAAGTTGTTGACAAAATAAGTCCAAAATTTTAGACTGTAAACACAGGAGGTGAAAAAGTGAAGTACAAGATTAAAGAACTTCGAGAAAAAAAGGGGATATCCCAAGACGAGTTGTCGAAATTATCCGGCGTCAGCAGATCGCTGATAGCAGAGCTGGAGGGCAATGCAAAGTACAGTCCGACGGTTAACACATTACGAAAAATTGCGGATGCACTAAACGTTAAAGTCCAGACTCTTTTTTTGCAAGAATAGTCCAAAATTTAAGACAAGATAGAAAGGAGGCAGCATGAGAGAAGCAACCACAACAACGGCTCGCGAAGTAATCGGAAAAACATACCTAAGCATAACCGATGTACAAACAGTGCTCGGAATGACGAGAGAGCCTGCGAGAATTCTTTTTCAAAAAGTGAAAGCACGAGAAAAAGAGAAGCTGGGAGAATTCGACGTCTGGCCGAACATGATCCAGAAAGAGAATCTACTAAAAGCGATACACATAACGCAGGACAACTTGATGAAAGACATACAGTTGCGAGAAACGCACGAAAACAAAAAAGCGCCAGCCGACCAAGACGAGCGCTAATTCGATGAAGAATATCATCGAGCATATTTTAACACAAAAACAGAAAAGAGGAAAAAAGAACATGATCGAGGCAATTTATAAAGACGGAAATACATCGCTAAAAGTGAAAGGTACAGACGAAGAAATCGTACACGAATTCGCTACAATTCTAAACCAATTGGATGAATTGGAAAATATTAAGCCAATTGTAAAAGTAATGTCGAAAGCAATTTCAAAAGACCAAACCAAAGTCGAAAAATACAAAGTAGGAAAAAAGGAAACTATCGTACGGTTATTAGAATTGATGGAAATTTTGGACGAAGTTAAAAAAGCGGTAATTGAGTATGCAAGCCAAAAATAAAATGAAGAACTTAATCGGAAGAATTGAAGAGTTTGCGGTTTATGGAATGTTCCTGCTGTTCTTAATCAAAGCCTTCACATTCGCGGTAGGGATTGACCTATGGTAAGAATTGCCGGTGGGATTGAAATACCTACAGAGTGGGCCAAGAAAAAAACAATCCTGGAAATGAACGAGGCCCAGGGAAACAAACTCAATGAACGAATGCTCCGTAAATGCATACAGATTTTTAACCAAGCCTACGATAACAGAAACAACAGAGAGTACGTAGTTCATAGCTGCACATTAGGGTACAAAATCACGACAGACACGGAAGAAATCAAGCGGTCAATAACAGACAACGACAGACGCGCAATAACCATGCTGCAGCAAACGAGAAAGGTCAGAAACCTGTTAGGAATGAAAGACCAAATATCAATGATTAACGATTTATAGAGCAATTTAACAAGAAAGGAAAAATCAATAAATGAAATTAAAAAAGGTCATAATTGACAATTTCAGAAACATAGCACATGCAGAACACAACCTCGAAGATTTGAACATTTTTCAAGGGCCAAACAGACAAGGAAAAACAAACACCATCCTGGCCATCTACTGGGCGATAACAGACTTCTTGATGGATGGATCAAGCGACTTCGCAAGTTTTAAACCACTAGACGACACCAAGAAAAAGGTGAGCGTCGAGTTAGAATTCGACACATTCAAACTTAAAAAAGAATTCTACGAAAAATGGACGAAAACACGCGGAAGCGAAGAAGAAACAATGACCGGCCACAATACCGATTATTACATAGATGACATTAAGACAAAGGTAACAGACGCCAAGAAAGAACTAATGCAAAAGTTCGGAATTGACGGAAAAACAGACATTGCCAAATTCGACCTACTTCGCGCAGTTCTTGATCCATACTACCTAGCAAAAAACGACTGGAAAGTAACGCGCCAATTCATCATCGAACTTGTAGGCGACGTAGAAAACACGGCAGTCATTAACGATAATCCAGAGTTAGAACCGGTTGCAAATAGACTGGCGCAGGACTGGTATGACACAGACAAGTCAAAGAAATTCTACAAGCAGCAGATTAAGAATTCTAACGAGGATATAACACGCTTGCAGGGCCAAATTGAGGGATTGGAAATGGTCAAAGACGTATCAGCAGACGACCTCAAAGCAGCCCAAGCAGAGATTGAAAACATTGATGTAGCGATTGCAAATACAAAGGCCGGAAAGAAAGACACAACGATATCCGACACGATCCAAAAAGAGCTTCAAAAATTGCAACAGTTAGCGATTGAAGAGGAAACGGCAGAGAGGGCCGAAAATGATGCGCAGAACGCAAGCGTAAGAGAAGAAAGAGCAATCATTCAAAACAAAATTGCAGCGGCGCAGAGAGCGAAAGACGAAGCCAGAAACGAAGCAATAAGAGTAGAAAATGAACTGGCAGATATCGACATGCAGACAAACAGAACAACGCTCGAAATTGCTGACAAGGAAAAGCGTATCGAGAGATTAAGAACTGAATACATCGCAACAAAAAACCAGGCAATCCAGACCGAAGAAGTTGCGTGTCCGAATTGCGGCCACGTCCTAAACCAGGAAGCAATCGAGGCGGAGAAGCAGCGACATAACCAACGCCTGGAGCAACTAGCAGCGGACGGAAAAACGGCCACGTTAGAATTGCAGAATTTACAGTTCAAACTGAAAGAACTTCAAGAAAGAAGCCGCGAAATTGAATTAAAGCAGGCTCCAGCAAGGGCGGAATTAAACAGAGCCAACGAGAACCTGCAAGCATACGAAAACGAAGTACATGCAATCAAGGAAAAACCATTCATCGCAAGCGCCGAGTTAATCGCATTAAAAACACAAATAGCAGACACGCGCAGAGAGCTGGAAAATCAGCGAATGATTGAAGCACAGGACAACAGCGTAAGCGAAGCAATTGCAATGCTACAAGCGAAGAAAGAACTACCACAGCAAGTGTTGAACCAGCACCATGCATTCACGGCAAATCAAGCGCAAATCGGAAAGATTAAGGCACAGATTACAGCAGAACAAAAGAACCTGGTCACATGCGAGCAAGCGGTCGCATTAGTAGAAAGATTTATCCAATTAAAGCTGCAAGCATTCCAGGCACGCATTGAGTCGGTTTTCGGAACAAAGGTTCGCTTCACATTGATAGAAAACAACATCAAAGAGGGCAGTTGGAACGAGGTGTGCTATCCATCAGTATGTGACAAGGAAACGCCATTCCTGAATGGATCCGGAAGTGAGCAGATCATTACCGGCATTTACATAGCCGAATGCATCAAGAAAAAACTCGGCATTGAAGATTTACCATTCATCTTTGACGAGTGCGACAAGTTAGATACACAAAGCCTCAAGGCGTTGGAAACTAACGCACAGATCATCACGACAAAGGTAAACGATGTACAGCACAAGAAACTAACGCTAGTAGCGAAGAAAGGTAAATAAATAACATGACACATAATAATACACCTGCAGCAACACAGAGTAATAACCAACTAAGTTTCAAATCAGCAACAGGCCTCGGAAAGGCGCAAGAATACTACATGACAGAAGTTGGAACCATCGCAAATAACAACAAGGTAGCGCTAGACGCGGAACAAGTCACATGCGGAAACAACATGATCTCCGCAATGTTCAACCAAGCAGCAAAAGCTGGCGCTTCATTGAAAGATTTTGACAGAAACGAGATTATTCAAATTTTGCAAAAAGCAACCATGCTCCGATTGAACGTAGCGGCAGAACCACACGAGTGTTATTTGATAACAAGAAACCAAAAAGTGGGCGACTCCTGGGTTAAGAAATTCGAGTTCGGAATTGAGGGCGACGGCAACGACAAGCTGCTTCGCAAATACGGAGTCGACGTAAAGAAAGTTCATAAATTCTGGGTTGTAAGAGAACACGACGAGTTCACATATCCAAGTTTTAACGGCCTAGAAATCACACCACCAACATGGAAGCCAAAAGACTACTACGGAAAGGCTGTGAGAGTTGTATATCCAATCGAAAAAACAGACGGAACAATTGAGTGGAACATTGCAGAACGCGAAGAAGTCAAGATCAACCTACTAGCGCATATCAATCAAAACGTCATGAAAAATAAAGACTACACAGAAGCAACACGCGCCAAGTTGACCGAACGCATTGCGAATATGACGCTTTACGAATTATTCGCAGACCAGGAGTGCTTAAAAATTATGAGTCCAGCATGGGCGTCACCACACAGCAGAGAAAGCATGATCCTGCGAAAAATGAGAAACAACGCAACACGTCGCTATCCAAAGGAGTTTAGTTCAGCATTCCAAGAATTAACATACACTGAAACAATCGACGAAACGCCACGTGACGCGCGTATTGACGCAGAAGCGGCGCTTGAAGCAGAAGTCGAACAACACGCCGGCACGGAACAAATCACGCATACAGTGCAATTTGATGAAGCCACAGGCGAGGTTATCAACGAAGTAACAGAAGAGCCAAAGAAAGAAACACGTACAACCGCGAAGAAAGCAACAGCAAAGGCAGCAGCGGCAGAAACAGTACAGGAAATCACTGCAGACGACTGCCCATTCTAAGGCATTGAATAGAGAGGACGCGAAAATATGAAAATGATATGTTTCGGAAGTTCCTCTGCAGGAAATTGTTACTACATCGAATTGCAACGCAAAGGCGCCCAACCTCCGGTCAAATTAATCCTGGAGGCTGGGTTGCCATACCGAGAAATAGCCGCAAAGGCAGCAATCAACCAGGTCAAGTTGGCAGAGATTGACGGCGTCCTGGTTACACACGGCCACGCAGACCACTGCCGGTCGGTAGAAGATTTCAAACGCAGAGGCGCGAGAGTTTACGCCAATCAATACATTACAGCAGGAGATCCAGAAACAACGCTAAAAGCAGGCACAACAAAGGTTATCGCATTAGATACGACAGTTATCCCGTTCGAGGTAGAACACGACGCCGAAGAACCGCTGGGCTTCGTTATAAGCACAGGAGCAGAAACAATCCTGTTTGTTAATGACTCCAAGTTTTACAAGGCCAAAATGGACGGATTGCAGTTTGACTACGTAATGATTGAGGCCAACTATGACGGACAGGTATTACACTTCGCACTAGAAAACGCAAAGGCAGAACACGACGCAAAAAACGTGTACAGATACGAGCGAATAATTAACAGCCACATGAGTTTAACAAATTGCATAAAGCACCTGGAGCGATTAGATCTAACAAAATGCAAGGCGATATTCTTAATGCATTTAAGCGATAGACACGCGCAGCAATTTAAGTTCAAAGAAGAAGTACAGAAAGCAACAGGCGTTCAGACGTTCGTCTGTAAGAAAGCAGGAGGGATGATCTGATGGCAGAAAGAAGAATGTTTGCAAAAACAATAATCGATAGTGACGCATTTCTCGATATGCCGGTTACAGCAAGGCTCTTATATTACGATTTAGGCATGCGAGCGGATGATGATGGGTTTGTAAATTCACCAAAAAAGACAATGCGTATAACAGGCGCGTCAAGCGACGACATGAACATCCTGATCATGAGAAAATTTATAATCCCATTCGATAGCGGAGTGGTTGTAATTAAGCACTGGAGAATTCACAACTACATCCGAAAAGACACGTACGTCGAAACAAAATACAAAGACGAAAAAGAGCAGCTGATGCTCGATGAAAACAACGCATATACAGCCAAAAAAATGCAGTTGTTACAACTTTGTGACGAATACGTGAACGAGCCGTCGACACAGGTTAGGTTAGGTAAGGATAGGATAGGTAAGGATAGGATAGAAAAGAATATAGGGGATGCAGATGCACCCCACACGCAAGAGGAACCTATTATCCAAACCGAAACCAGCGATGCTGCTGCAGGCAAAAAAAGAAAACAGTTCAAAAAACCTACAGTTGCAGAAATCGAAAAGTTTGCCCATGAATTAAATCTTACAAATCTGGATCCGCAATATTTCTATGACTATTACGAAAGCAATGGCTGGATGGTTGGTAAAAATCACATGAAAGACTGGAAAGCAACAGCCAAAAATTGGAACAGGCGTCAATTCAGCACAAGCAGACAGAGAGGCAATGTGATTAAAATGCCTGACTACATGAGAGAGCAGGTTGATGCAAAGACGTTCGGAGATTTGGAAAAAGAGGGGAAGTGCCCATTTTGATTAGTCAAAAGACAATAAACTTTTTCAAGCAAACAACGCCCCAGTTAGACTTCCAATTACACTTTCAAGATTTCACAGACGACCAAGTTCGAAAGGCATACGCAGCGTGCCGGCCAAATACAGCGTGGGGATTGCTTGATTATCTGTATGAACATGCAACGGATAACGAAGTTAAAGCACATATCACAGGTTTCAAAGACTACGCACACAGAAGAAACGCATTGATGAGATGTGCCGCAATCATTGCTTCACATGACGCAGGAACCAAAGAAGAGCTGCAAACCTGGTGGAACACATACGCAGATCCAGATAATCCACTAACAGAAACAGAAGTACAGACGATATGGAGAAAGGACTAAACCATGAAAAAGGAATTTATAATCAACGACAGAAAGAATAATCAACGCTTTAGAATTTCAGCAAACGATGAAAAGATTTATATCCGCGAGGAAAACCCAGAATATCCATTCAACACAATCGGACGAGTAGCGGTGGATAAGGCGGCATTAATCCAGGCGTTAATGGAAATTGAAACAGACAAGGCGGTGGGGAAGCATGCCAGAAGTTAGCGCAGAACAAGGCGACAAAATCCCAAGCCTGCCGGTTGAAGCAAGAGCAATCCTGCACCGATACAAAGAAATACATAACTGTGTAAAAGTCACGCTGGTGAGCGATAGCAATTTGTTAGAATTCGACCGCCAGCGCATGATCCACAAGCCGACGAAGCACGGAATAGAGGAGCGCGTTTATTACGATGAACACATTTATCTGCAGGTAAGAAAAAACGGAGAATTCAAAGCAATGCAGAAGCACACGACATACCTGGTCGATGACTTAATTAAGGCACCGTTCGTAATGACAGACCAGGAGTACGTCAATTATTACGGATATACCAGAGAGGAAGTGGCAGCATGAAGCAGAACGAAAAGAAGAAAAGAAATAATCTCGAATTGATTTATCTGGACGGCGGTTATTACGCCGTCCAGGATGACAACGGCCAGTGGCTAGTTATGAAGAGAACGCAAGGGCTAAAAGGGCCGAAGTTCATCGCACAGCGACAATGCGGTTCATTGAACGCATGCCTCGAAGATGTCTATGCAATAAGAAAAATGCAAGGAAACGAAAAGGCAGCTGCAGAAATTGCTCGTCGAATGATTTATCCAGAAATTCAAAAAGGGGGAAAATATGAACAAAGCAAATAAAACATCAACAGAAGAAAAGACAGCAAAGACATCATTACTAAAGCCATTCCCGTTTATTGAAAAGGAAAAATATTTATTGAAATTAAAAAACGACAAATATGTCGTTGCGTATTGGGAAAATGGTGAATTTATTTTGGATTATGATTCAGATTATGAAAACAGTTTTATCGATGAAGAAATCGAAAGCCTTATTGCTTTGAAGGACTTAGGGCTATGAAGAACAAAGACAAGTATTCTCTTGATAAGTTGACAATTACAGTCACATACACAGCAATAGGAACTGCAGAAGTCAAAGTTTCGGATGGCTTAAATTGTATTTTTTGCAGATGTTACAACACCGAAGAGTTTACACCACAGTGGACAATTGATTTCGCAAAGTGGCTAGAAAAGAAATATTATCCGACAATCCTAACTGAAAAAGAAAAGGCTTATTTATCAGCGGTGATAAAGCCATATAGACATAGCGTGATGGGAATAAAAAAGGATAGCATACAGGGATATAGTCGAGAATGGATAACAATCGAATATTCTGACGAAACAAGCAAAACCTACGGCTATGGAATTGCAACACTTCCAAATTTCAAGTTTGGTACAATGTACAAGGGGATGGAAGCAAATAAGTTATATTCATTGAAGGAGCTGGAATTATGAGCAAATATATAGTTCCAATGGAAATCCCGAAATATTGCAGTAATTGCCCGTTTGGACATTTACGTTATCAATTCCCTTTTTGGTCAAGAGAAGCAATATTTGACCCGATTGATAAGAAGTTGAACAAGCCAGATACATACGGCTACGTTTGCAAGATTGATTTTGAAGAAAACGGAAAATATACAAAGGTCATGCGTGGAGAATTAAAAAAAGGTGAAATAAAAAAACCTAATTGGTGCAAATTGAAAGTGGTGAAATAATGGCGATGAATAGCAGAGCAGCAGAGGTTCACCACCAACTGCAGAACTTCCGCCAGAACATAGAACGCATGCTGGATGCAGGCGATCAATATGCCGAATACAAAATAAAAACGACCACAGCCAAAGGAAACCAACCGCGATCAGAACAGGGAGCCTCGAGCGGTTTTTCGCAAGGGCCGACGCCTGGCGAGATAGAAGCGCAGCTTGAAAGATTGTACAGGAAGAAGATCCAGGCAGAGGAAAATGTAAACGACGTCGACCGCATGCTTTACGGATTGACCGATGAAGAGATAGAACTGCTAGAAATGATTTACTGGGATAAACTGCCGGTTAGAGCAATAGCCGAAGCGTTGATTATTACCATACCGGGCGTCTACTGGCGCCGCAACCATATCCTGGATAAAATGGCCGAAAGACTATAAAATTAAAGTTAAGTTTTTGTGTATAATGGTCATGAAGAGAAAACATCTGCAATCTCTTCAAAAGTTGATTATCTGGCATAGACAATCAAATCCTTTCTAAAATTGCAATCGTTCAGAAAACACTAGAAGCCGACAGGAAGAAGAACCTGCCGGTTTTTAGTTTCTGTTTCATGTTGATATTTGTAGAAAGAATTATCAGACCACGAAAGCCGCAAAAGCGGTTTTCTAACCCTCCTTTAGTCGGCGTGTTTGGAGGTCTGACAAGCACAGGCTCCGGCAATCTCCTCGTTGCAAAACACCATGATCCGGAGCAAAGCGCGAAGCCACCAGGCAGGTGGACGTGAAACCCACGACCAAATCGCACAGATCACGAAGCAAGCCTCCAGCGTGGTCGATTTTGAATGTAAATAACGCCAAAAAAGGGCGATAAACGGCATAAAAGTGCCAATAATTGAGTTAAAAAACATAGAAAAACATAGTCAAAACAAAGAAAAAGACGCTTCAGCGCCATAATTGGAGGTTACAATATGCAAATTAAACATCAAAATCGAAGATCCAGACAAGAAAGAAAACAGAGAGGTAACCTCTGTGGAAATAAACAGCGCGTCGCAAGCAGAAACGCACGAAACAGCGCGAAGTTGGACGAGTACGAGGAAACACCCATCCACGAAAAGTATACCGCCGAGAAACAAACAGAAATGAGTCCGTGCTTTCATTGCAGATATAGCGAACCAGGAACCGTACACATGTGCCCTGGCGTAAGATGTGCAAAATACAAAGCCTGGAAGCATACATATTTGCAGCAAAGATAATATTAAGTAGTAAATATAAGTATTTATATATAATTTATAAATATATACTATATAGGCGAAAAAATTAAAACCTGGCAAGCAGCAAGAAACAAAAACAAAGACCAGGAACAAGAAGCAAAATCAAAAAATAAAATCGTGAAACAAAACCGTGGAACACAGAAAAGGCAACAAAGCCAGAACAAGTGAGCTGCGGTTTTTCAATACAGAAAAAGCGGAACTGACTAAAAGTCAAAACATAGATAAACGCGAAAGAACAAAAAGTAGTCGCGTGATTAAGTTCTGCACTAAAAAAGAAAGGATGCACCAACGAATGAGTCAAACCGAAGAAATCGTCTATCTGCAGACGGAAGATATACACCCATACCAGAAGAACCCACGCCAAAATGAAAAGGCGGTTCCGTACGTTGCAAACTCCATCCGCGAGTTCGGGTTTAAGGTTCCGATTGTCGTGGACGAAAGCCACACAGTGATATGCGGCCATACCAGACTAGCAGCGGCAAAGAGCCTCGGCCTAGAAGAAGTGCCATGTATCGTTGCGACAGACCTAACGCAGGAGCAAGTGCAGGCGTTCAGATTGGCCGACAACAAAGTCGCAGAGATTGCCGAGTGGAACGAAGAGTTGCTACAGGACGAGCTGGAAGATTTAAGTGACATATTCGACATGTCAGACTTTGGATTCTTTGACGGCCTAGACCAGGAAGAAGAACCGGAAGCATACGAGGATGACTACGATCCAGAATTAACCGCAACGCCAAATGCGGTGCTGGGCGATATATACCAGTTAGGCGAACACCGCCTTATGTGTGGATCCAGCACAGACGCAACAGACGTCGAGCAGTTGATGAATGGCGAGGTTGCAGATTTATGCATTACAGATCCACCATACAACGTCGACTATCACAGCAAGGTAGGAAACATCATGAATGACAGTATGTCGGATGATAACTTCTTTAACTTTCTGACAGATTTCTACAACAATATGCTGAACAGTCTTAAAGCAGGAGGCGTGTTTTATATCTTCCACGCAGACTCAGAGGGTGCAAACTTCCGAAGCGCTCTAAAACGAGCGGGGGGGGGTAGTCAGAGAGTGCTTAATCTGGGTTAAAAATAGCCTAGTTCTTGGGCGCCAGGACTATCACTGGAAGCACGAGCCGTGCCTTTATGGTTGGAAAGATGGAGGTGCACACTTCTTCATTGACGACCGTTCACAGACAACAGTCATAGAAAACGAGATGAACTTCAGCAAGATGACTAAGGCACAGCTGATTGAATACATCAAAGAACACCAGGACGATGGAGCAGCAAGCACAATCATTCACGAGGATAAGCCGGCCGCCAACGATTTGCACCCAACAATGAAGCCGGTCAAACTAATAGGACGTCTGATGGCAAACAGCAGCAGTCAGGGCGAAATTGTAGTGGACTTCTTCGGAGGTTCCGGTTCGACGATGATAGCAGCGGAGCAATTAAAGCGACGCGCCTACTTGATGGAGTTAGATCCACGCTTCGTCGATGTAATAATCGACCGCTGGCAGAAGATGACCGGCAAGAAAGCAAAACTTCTAAACGAAGAAACAAACCCAAACAGAAAAAAGAAATAAACAGGAGGTACAGCAGAGCGGAGGTGAGCGAGAAGCATGGGAAGAAAGAAAGTCAAAATTGATTATGACACCGTGAAGAACTTAGCCAAAATCTGCTGCACACAGGAAGAGATAGCGAGCGTTCTGGGATGTAGCGTTAAAACCCTACAGCGCAGAAGGCAATTCAATAAGGCGTACCAGGACGGCTTGAACGACGCCAGGGCGAGCCTGCGACGGCTACAATGGAAGTCGGCCGCCAGCGGAAACATAACCATGCAGATATTTCTCGGCAAGAACCTACTGGGCCAACGCGACCGGTTTGCAGAGGATGAGCGCTCCGAGGATAAAGAAAAGGTAACAATCATCAACGACTTGCCGCAGGAGCCGCAAAACGAAGCACCAGAGCCGCAGGAAGAACAACGCTCGAGCAATTCCACCACCCAGGCAGGAAACGCGCCAGAAACGCACGGAAACGAGCAACAGCAGGAGGGTGAGAATTGATGGCAGGAATTACAGACACACCAGGGAAAGTGGTGAGCATTCGAGAAATCATAATCCCTGCATATTACAGCACGTTCAACGCCAGCAGGACATACACGCATAAGATTTTCGACAGCGGCCGTGCAGGAACAAAGTCCAGCAGGGCTGGCATTAAAGCGATTTACAAAATCATAAGTGATCCACATTGCTCGGTTGTGGCATTGAGAAAGCACCACAACAAGTTAAAGAAAACGATTTATAAAGAAGTTCTGCGAGCCATTGGTCGTTTAGGCCTAAGCAAAAAGGACTTCAAGATAACAGTTTCACCGATGGAAATCACGTACAAGAAATACGGAACCACAATATATTTCACTGGATCCGACGGCATAGACGATACAAAGGGTATCATCGACGAAGAGAACCCAATCAAACTTGTAATAATTGACGAGTTGACGGAGTTCTTCGACGACGGCGACGGTGAGGACGAATTGATGAACATTGAGGCAACATTCGTCCGCGGAAACAGCGACGAGTTCACAATGGAATACTATTTCAATCCACCGAAGAACCAGAAAGCACCAATCATGCAATGGGTTGATAAGATGTGCCGCCGCCCAGATACAATCCGCATACATACGACGTTCAAAGATGTACCGGTTAAGTGGCTCGGTAAAAAGTTAATAGACAGCGCCGAAGAATTGCGCCGGAATGACGAGAAGATGTACCGCTGGGTTTGGTTAGGCGAATGCGTCGGAATTGACGACGTAATATATTACATGTTTGAGCCAGAGCGGCACGTAAGTGACCGATTTAACTGGGCGGATATAGCCTACATAGGCATAGGCGTCGACTATGGCCAGAAGAACGCGACGACATATCAGGCGTTCGGCTTGGATATGAAGAACCGCAAGCTGCGAGGAGTAGGCGAGTACTGGCACAGCGGAAGAGATACAGGAAAGCAGAAAAGCCCGAGCGAATACGCGCAGGACTTCAAGGCATTTAAGGAGCGCCTGGAAAGCCCACAGCCAGCAACGTACGAGGCAGCAGTTGAGCTGCAGCATAACCCAGAAGCAAGCACACCAACGACCAGAAAGAAAGTGACAGATGTGTTCATAGATCCATCCGCACAGGGCCTGGCCGAAGAAATCAGACGTCTGTGTCCGGACGTTATGATCCACAACGCGAAGAACGACGTAGCCGTCGGCATACAACGAGTTAGCAAATTATTAAGCCTGCAGGCCATGACATACCACCCAACACAGAAGAACCTGCAGGAAGAAATGTATTTATATCAATACGACGAAAAGTCAATCGAGGCAGGAAAAGAAGTTCCGGTCAAGGTTGATGACCACGCATGCGACGCGCAGCGATACCTGGTAATGGGCTACTGGCGACGCATGGCTGCCATTTTGCCAGGGCTGGCACTTGGCGATAAAAAGGAGGCAAGCGAAGAATGAATATTCAAAACACAACAGAAACAACGCTGGAGATTGCAGAAAGAAAACTGGTAACAAACGAAAGCGATTGTCTAACGGCCGTGCGCGGCTTCATTAAGCAGGTTCTAAACCGCGACGTGCTTGCAACGGAATATCACGCATATATAAGCGAGTGGTTGCTTTGGTACAAAGGCAAAGTCGAAAGTTTCCACACATACAATCACTTCAACGGCCACAGATACAAGAAATGCAGCCGTTTCAGTTTAGGATTGCCGAAGCAAATTTGCGAGCAGTGGGCGTCATTGCTTTACAATGATAAAGTTTGTTTCAATCTGGACAGCGACACGAAAGCAGGAAGTGCAGAGTTTGACGATAACACCATATTAAAGGAGATTTTAGAAAAAAATAAATTCTCGGTTAAGTTCAGCAATCTGGTCGAAATGTATATGGCATTAGGAACAGGAGCAACAACGGAATATAAGGACGCAAGAGGAAACGTTAAAATCAATTACATTTACGCACCTATGATATTCCCACTGGAAGTAGAAAACGGCGAGATTGTGAGCTGCGCGTTTGGATCATACACCGGTAACGAATACTTTGTGGAAGTACACCAGCGCCAGGATAACGATACGTACAAAATCAACAATTATCACTTTGTAGAGAAAGCAAGCGAAAGCAGCAAGTACGAAGTTATCCAAAAGGATGGCGTTGTAGAAGAATACGTTTCAGAAGTTAAAATGTTCCAGATTTACACGCCGAACATTAAAAACAACATTTCTATTTTTTCACCGTTCGGAATTTCCGTTTATGGAAATGCGCTGGACGAAATAAAGACAGCAGACCTCGTGTACGATAGTTTCAAAAATGAGTTCCTACTAGGAAAGAAAAAAATCTTCCTACGCGAGGGCGCGGTTAATTACAAGATCATTACAGACGAAAAAGGGCAACCACAGACGGTGCCTATTTTTGATGAGAACGAAACAGAGTTCTTCGCAATCCAGGATGTAGACGACGAAGGCGGAAAGCAAAAACTAATCGAAGAGAGCAATCCGCAGCTGCGCGTCCAGGAACACACAGAGGGCATGCAGACAGCGCTAAACACAGTTGGCAAGGCCGTAGGGTTTGGCCTTGATTATTTCACGTTCAAAGGCAACGGAACGTACCAGAACACAACGCAGATCATATCAACGAAGAGCGAATTATATACAAATATAAAGCAGCACGAAAAGGTACTGGATGGCGCGTTGAAAGATTTAATTAAAGCGGTCATGTATTTGCGCAATAACGCGACGTACGAAAAAGACATCACTATCGACTTTGACGACTCTATCGTAGAGGACAGCGCAGAAGTTAAACGCCAGGCATTGCTGGAGTTAAACGCAGGAATAATCGACAACGTCCAATATTACCAAGATGTATACAAGATGACCAAAGAGCAGGCGATTAAGTTTGACGCGGAAATCCGCAACAGAAAAGCAGCTGCAGAACCAGCAGAGCCGCTGGTTGATGAAGATAGCGACGAAGAGTTCATCACGACCGGCAGACAGACAGCAGGCCGCGAAGAAGAACAAGAAGCGGAAGAAAACGAGCCGGATAAGAACCCAATCAAGGAAGCAATTAAAAAGCCGGCAGATATTGTCGACCAGGAGGGCGCAAAACAAGCGCGTGGAGGCCTCATTCGCATTAAGACGAAGAAGTAGCCACAGGTGACGAGAAATGCTAACAGATAAGCAAATAGAGGCCCTGTGCGAAGAGTTGGTGGCCATTTACAACAAAATGGAAATGCAACTATTCAAAGATGTAATAATGCGGTTCCAAACATACGAGGAAGCAACTGGAGCGTTGAAGTGGAACTTGAACCAACTGGAAGAACTGGGTTTATTAAACCGACAGGCGGTCGAAACGATATCCAAGTATTCCGGGCGAGGCAAAGAAGCCATCCGAGAAATGCTGAAGAAAGCGCAGTTCGCAAATTTTGATAAGGACGATATGCAGGAAGCATATAAGAACGGCATGATCCAACTAAGCATGGAGCAGCTGCAGAAGTTGCCAATCGTTAAGCAGTTACAAAATGCGGCATATAAAGGCTTCGTCAACGACACGATCAAGTTGATAGAAACAAAGGCCCTGGAGTCCACGAAGCAGGCATATATGACGGCACTGAACCAGGCATATATTGAAAGCGCCAGCGGCACGTACAGCCATAACCAGGCAATCACACGAGCAATCGAAGCAATGGCCAAACACGGCATATACGGAGCGACGTACAGACGCGAGGATGGCACGATCCGACGCATGAGCATAGAGGCAGTAGTCAGACGCGACGCAATAAGCGCCAGCATCAGGCTGGCCAACGATACAATGGCAAAATGCGCAGAAGAGATGGGCGCAGAATATGTCGAAACAACTTCACACCTGGGTGCTAGGATAGGCGACGGCCAACACGACCACACCAACCACGCCTGGTGGCAGGGCAAGGTTTACGCATTACACGGCAAAGGGAGCGCAGAAGCAAACGAGGCCGTGGGATATGAAATTCAAAACTTTGCAGATACCACAGGTTATGGCGAAGTTGACGGCATAGGCGGTGTTAATTGCCGGCACCGTTTCTTTGCATTCTTTCCAGGGATAACAACCCAGGCGGCGGAGCATTACGACGAAGAAAAGAATGCGGAAATATACCAAGCAACGCAGAAGCAGCGCAGGCTGGAACGGAATATCCGTCGTTGGAAGAAAGTACGCGACGCAATGAAAGCGATGGAAGATAAACCAGAAACAATGGCGGCTGCAGATAAGGCGCAGAAGCACATTGATAAATTAAGCCAAATCTTGGAAGCACACTGCGACAAATACAACCTAAGAAGATCATCCGCAAGGGAGCAATACAAGTAAGAAAAGATAGGAGGTTCCGAGCATGAGCAAAGAATTCAAAAAATTAAAAATCAAAGATAAGAAGCAAGTCGGTGATAATAAATCAGAAAACGATAGTATAAACTTCAAATTTGGAATTTTCAAAAATTCAGATAAACCAAAAGAAGAAGAGGAAATAAAAAAGAAAGCAGGTATGAAAGACGCCTTACAAGTTCACTACAAAAAATAGGTGGTTTTTTGATGGGAAAGTATGATATAGGTGAACCTGTATGGGTGACTATTCGTGGAATTCGCGTAAATGTTGGTGCTAAAATCCAAGATGTAACACAAGAATATCTTGATAATGCGTCACCAGGCGTTGGCGATGTCATTGTTGAACCAGATGTATATCATCCAAATGAAGATAGGACAGAGGATATTAATAATGCATATTGGATACGTGACACATTCGGCGGAAATATTACCGTACTAAACGTTGAACGCAGCGAAGAAACTAACAGAGATTTACAGACACCTGATTATTCATGGGATAATAGACTTTTTGAAAGAAAAACCCCAACATCACAAAACGCCCTCGATAAGCACATTCAATCAGCCGTTCACCAGATAACAGCAAAGAAAACACGAAGTCCCGATTTTCATGAGGGTGGCTTTCTGTTATGTGACGTCACAAAGCATGTTGATTTAGAAACGATACACGCCGTTATTGTCAGTCGTCTGAGGCAACAAAATGCGTTTAGTCAGTTAGATATTATTGTTAAAGAAGGAAATAAATTAGTAAAAGTCATAAGATGGCACAAATAAAAAGCACCAGGCGCAGACCAATTTTTGCGGTCCACACGTGGTGCCTAGTTATTATATAGCATATAAAAAACTAAAATACAAGTCGCAGGAGAAATCTTGCTTTTTATTTTCAAAAATAGGTGAACACGTCTGTGGTGGCCGTTAAACGCAAACACAGGCGACACATAGAAGCAGAACAATGTTCATACAAGATAGGGAACGCACGGCCGCGGAAGCGAACGGACGGAACCAGACAGGAGGAGAAAATGAACGGAACAGAAAACACAACAGCAACAAACCCAGCAGAGAACCAGGAAGTCGAAAACACAGCAGGAGCAGAGGTTGCGGCGCAAGAAAGCGCGACGGCCGAAGCACAGCAAGGTAGCCAACCAGTAGAAGAAGAAAGCCAGAGCGCACAAGAAAGCGCAGGACAACCACAGAATGCAGCTGGAGCAAGCCAGGGCCTGGATGAGTTTTTGAATTCAAACAAAGCGTTCAAAGCAGAGTTTGACCGTCGAGTTGCAAAAGCAATCGACACGTACAAGCAGAACCACAGCGGAACGCAGCAGAAGCCAGCCGTAGACGAGGTGGCCGTTGGTGTATCATCCGAGCAGAAGTCCGAGAACATTAATCCGGAACCAGAAGCAAAAGGAAACGACAATCCAGATCCAGAAACAGCAGCACCAGAAAAGCCGAACGATATCGGCGCATTAATTGCGGCAGAAGTCGAAAAGGCAACTAATAAAATCAAGTTCGAAACATGCTTGCAAAGAACAATGGAAAAAGCGGGCATTAAAGACACGATCGGTTACCTGGCGCATATCGACGTCGAAGATTTAAGAGCGCATTATGACGCGAAGAAAGACACAATCGACGGTTACGAAACTGTAGAGGAAGAAATGAGAAAGTCATATCCGCATTACTTCGCTACCGGAACTGCAACAGGCGCGGCGCATGGTACATTCGAGAAAGAAAACAATGCACCGTTGTCATTAAGAGAAGCATTGAATGCCGCAATAAACGGCAAACGCTAAAAATTAAAAATAAGAAAGTAGAGGAAAAAATAAAATGCCAATTACACTAGCAGAGTCAAAAGTAGGAATGCGTGACAAAGTTGCGCAAACAGTAGTCGATGAATTCCGCCGTTCAAGTTTTTTACTTGATCAATTAGTTTTTGATAACGCGGTTTCACCAGCGACAGGTGGTTCAACATTAGTTTATGGATATACAAAGTTGATGACTCCATCAACAGCGTCATTCCGTGCGTTAAATTCTGAATACACAAATAACGAAGCAAAGCGCAAGGAAGCAACAGCAAAGCTCGCTATTTTCGGTGGCGCGTTCTCTCTTGACCGCGTTATTATCGAAACGGCAGGAGCAGTCGACGAGTTAGACTTCCAGGTTAAGCAAAAGATTGAAGCAGCACGTAACCTTTTCCACTGGGCGTTAATTAACGGCGATAACACAAAGGATAATCAGTTCGACGGTCTTGCGAAGATGTTAAAAGGAACATCAACAGAAATCGCAGCAACAGGAATGGACCTCTCCACAACACAGAAGATGACAGACAACGCAGACGCGTTCCTTGACACATTAGATGCATTTATGTCAAACCTAGCAGGTAAGCCAACAATGCTTTTAATGAATTCTGTTATGTTAACAAAGATTAAGGGTATCGCACGTCGCAAGGGCTACTATTCCAGAGTTGAGGACGCATTCGGTCGTGCGGTTGATTGCTGGGATAATATCCCAATGATTGACCTCGGTAAGTTCTACGACGGCGCGAAGAACAAGACAGTTGACTGTATCGAAATCGCAGAACCAGCAGGAACAACATCCATTTATGCTGTAACACTTGGCCTTGACGCATTACACGGCGTTACACCAAGAGGCGACAAGATCATCAGCACAAACCTTCCAGATTTAACACAGCCTGGAGCAATTAAGACAGGTGACGTTGAAATGGTTGCTGCCATTGCTTTAAAGAATTCTCTAAAAGCCGGCGTATTAACAGGTATCAAAGTTAAGTAACAGCGACATAACAAAGAGCAAAAGCAGGCCTCCAGGTGAGCGCCTGCTTGCTTTCTTTTAGAACGGAGGAATAAATGCAATTTGTAGATTTTGAATATTACAAAAACAAATTCAAAGGTTCGTTGCAGGAGGATGAATTCAACCAACTAGCACGCGAAGCCTCCGCAATCGTCAACAGATTAACCATGCGCAGAATTAACGCAGACGCGCTGCAGGGCCAACCATACGAAAAAGACGTAAAAGACTGCACGTGCGCGGTTGCGGAAAAGATAGAAGAAATGCAGCGAAAGGAAGAAGCGGCAAAGATTGCGTCAGAAACAATCGGCCCACATTCCGTCACATTCAGAAATGAAGCGAAAACGACCGAAGCAGAAAAGCAAATCGAATATAAGCGAGTTGTTGAAATTTATCTGTTTGGAACAGGCCTGCTTTATAGAGGGCTTGGTTGCACATGCTGACAAACAAGATAGTCGAAATGTTCCCACATACATGCACGATTTACCACAAGCACGGCGACGATGAATATAAGCGCCAGGTCTTGGAGGGCGTATTCTGGTACGGCCCGCAGCTGCTAAAATTAAGCGGAAAAGGCTTCGAGGCGACGACCAACACAACGGTTGTTATACCAAAAGAGATAGCAGACACGGCAGAGATTGCAGAAGGCGATTATGCCGTAAAAGGTACAGGCCCAGAGATAACGAGCATGCGAGAGTTGGAACAATACGAAACAATTACAATTAGTTCGATTAGTACGAATTACTGCGGACGACCAAACGACAACAAGGTGATAACCGGTGTCTGATGATAAATTGATGACGGTCGATATATCCGGAATAAGAGCTGCAACGTCAAACCTAACCAGGACGTTAGGTTTAGAGCCGGACGGCCCAGCGCAAAAATTCTTTACACAAGAAATGATGCGTCAAACGGATAAATATGTGCCAATGGACACTGGCATGCTTGCAGGAAGCGCGCAGAGGTTTATGGAGCCGGACGCCGTAGTTTATTATGCACCGTATGCACAATATCTTTATTACGGCAAATTGATGGTAGATCCTGAAACATTAAAGGGCGCGTTCCACGATGAAGAAAACAACATGTTCTGGTCAAGGCCAGGCGTGCCAAAAATTCTGGATCCAGACGGCAGAAGCCTGCAATATGACACGTCAAAGCACCCGCTAGCAGGGCCTATGTGGGCCGAGCGTTCGTGGGCCGACAACGGCGAAAAGATTACTGCAGAAGTCGAAGAATTTATCATGCGGAGGTACATAAAATAAAATGAGCAAACCGGAAAGCATTGTCGAGGCAATTAAACAATATTTTGATGAATGCCCACTGATTAAGAAGATGGGAGCGAAAACAAAGGTAGAGTTCTTAAAGGACGATACGCGTTCGTTCAGCATTGAAACAGTACCAGGACCGTCAGTTATTGAAAATTACCTGGACGGCGTATCAGAGCGTCAATATCGTTTTAACTTGGTCGCACGTTTCAATTATTCGGAAGAGGCGCGCATGAATATCGAAAACAGCCGGTTCTTTGAAGAACTGGCCGCATGGATTGAAAAACAAAGCGACGAAGAAAGACTCCCAGAATTGCCGCAAGGGGATGAAGCGGAGGAATTGAACATCACAACAACTGGTTATCTATTTGCGGTCACAGCAGACTGGAGAATAGCAAGATATCAGTTGCAGCTGCAACTTGTGTATATTCATGACACGAAAGCAGCAGCCAAATAAAAAACAGAAAGTGAGGAATTGAGATAATGGGAAAAATTAAGCGTTCATTATTAAAATCATTTTTGAACACAGATCCAACAAAGACTGGCGGCCAGGAAAAGTGGGCGTTGATTAACAAGGGCGTAACTTCACAGAAGTTCCAGTACAACCCAGAAACAACAACAGAAACATACATCGGCGAAGATAGCGCAACAACATCGGTAGACTCCTATAAGGTTAGCGTTCAAACGCCAATGACAGCATTCAAGGGAGATCCAATCTTTGAATACGTAGACGCGTTAAGAAAGAAGAGAGCAGTCGGCGAAGATTGCGAAACACAACTCCTTGTTGTTAATGCGTACGACAAGCAGACAGATGGTTCATTCTCTGCGGAATTAAACCAGGTAACAATTCAGATTACAGAGTTCGGAGCAGACGGCGGAAAGCCATTAGAAGCACCATTCACAATCGCGCTTAATGGCGATCCAGTGTATGGAACGGTTACGTTTGAAGCAAACGGCGCTGCTAAGTTCAAGAAAGCAACAACAGCACCTGGCATCGGCGGTTAAACATAACGCAATATGAGGCAAGTTCACATCAGTGGCTTGCCTCTTTATTTTTTAAGTTTTAAGTAAAGGAAACATGCTTGCAAATATTTAACAAGCACAAGAGGAGAATAAAAAATGACAGACAGAAGCAATCAACAAGCGATCAATAAAATTAGAATTAAACGCCGCGAGGATGAAGTTTATCGCATTAACATAAGCGACGACGGCCAAGAAATCGTCTTCGATTTATTAGATATTAACCTGCCATATAAGGTCAATAAAGCATTTACAGACGTCGAAAGAAATCTCCAAGTTTGCGAGGGCAATGTTATAGCAATTCGCAATAAATACAAGAACCAGAAGCCAACTAAAAAAGGCATGCTAACACAGGAAGAACTGGAGATCCAGAACGAGTATAGAAAAATGTATCAAAAAGACCGCGAGGCAATGGATGAATTGCTGGGCAAAGGAACCATGCAGGCGTTGTTTGGTGATAGCAATTATTTGACTATGTTTGATGATTTATTCGAGCAATTAGAGCCGCATTTAAGCCGCCTAGAAATAAACGTAGACAGCGTCAAGGAACGCTTGAAGAAGAAATATCACATCGGCGAAAACCGCGGTGATAATGGCGCTGTATTGAGCTGAAAGAGGCAAGCATGAGATATCCACAGGCAATCGAAGTAGACGGCCGCAGGTTTCCGATAAATACATCGTACCAGACGGCCATCCGTTGTTACGAAATCGTCCAGGACGAAGCAGTGACAGACGCAGAGCGCGGCGCAATAGTAATGCTTCTATTGCTGGGTGACATTCCGCAGGATCTAAGCGTTGACGGAATGAAGAGGTTGCAAGAATTGCTTGTCAAATATTTGCAATGCGGAAAAGAGCCGGAACAGATAAGAGAGATGGACGAAATCTTGACGGAACGCGAGCCAGATATGGACTACACGTACGATATGGGATTGATAATCGCGTCATTCATTAGTGATTACAAAATAGATTTATCCGAACCAGAAAACGAAACAATGCACTGGTGGAAGTTCATTGATTTATTAAATGGCCTAAGTCCAAAGTCAGCGCTAAACCGCGTACGAGAAATTCGCAACAAAGACCTGGGTGATTACAAAGACAATCCAAAGGCTATGGAAGAGTTAATCCAGGCAAAGCGTCTGGTTGCACTACCGGAAAAGATAACCGAAAGCGAGCAGGAAGCGCTGGACGAATTCGACAGACTACTACGAGGAGAACAAAGGAAATGATTAAAACATAAAAACATGCTTGCAAGGCGAGCATAGAACGGAGGTGCATACATGAGTCAAAGCATGATCCGAATAAACACGAAACTCGACGCCTCTGGGTTTAGTGCCGGTGCGGATAAGATTAAAAAGAAAATCGAAGAATTAAAGAGCGGCATTGAACGCATAGGAAATGCGTCGGCAGTTTCCGACGGCATGAGAAAACAAACCCTGGAGATGGAAAAGAATTTATCTATCCAGGAAAAGGCAGTCGAAAAGACTAAAAGCAAGATTGCAGAATTAAAACAAAAGTACGCAGAACTGGCCGAAGCAAAAGCTGCAAAAGAAAACAGTATCGCAAGCGGCGTAAAAAATGATAAGCAAAACATTTTCGAGGCCAGCCTCGAGGGTAACTTCGCAGAGAAAAACGCGCTGGCCCAGGGCAAGTCAAAAGCAGAGGCGTCAGAAATAGGCGATAAAGCATTCGACGCGCACATGCAGAAGATCATCGACCAGCAGAAAGAAGCGGACAGTGGGTTCAAACGCATTTCAGCAAGCGCAAAGGATGTGGCCAATCAAATAGGTGAACAGAACCGCGAGTTATTAAAGCAAACAGCGCTGCGCAATACAATGCAGGCACAGGTTGACGGCCAAAAGAACGACGAGCGCCAACTTCTCAAGCAGGCAACTGCAATGCAGAAGTTTAAGGAATTTTTCTCGAATAAAGGAAAAGGCGCAGGATCCAACGGCGGCGGAATTTCCAACTTGGCCAAAGGCATAGGCAATGCATCTGGCGGCATAAAAAATATGCTGGGATTGATGGGAAGATTTACGTTGATGACTTTCGGTGTAATGTCGGCATTCCGAGGAATTAAACAAGCCATCGGCGAGGCGGTCAGTCAGAGCAAAGAACTGCAGGCAGCCATTGCCTCAATCAAGATGGTGGCGGCTGTAGCGGTTCAACCGATTGCGGAGGGATTAATTCGTGGATTGGCCAAAGCCGTGAGTTTCATTGCGGCAATAATTAAGGCATTGACCGGAGTCGATATTCTGGCCAGGGCGGCGGCTGCGTCTGCAGAAAAGCAGGCAGGAGCAGCCAAGAAAGAAGCGGACGAAAGAAAGCGGAGCCTGGCGTCTTTTGATGAAATCGAAGTCATGCAAAAAAACGACACAGATAGCGGCGGCGGAGGCGGTGCCGGCGGTTTAGGGTTCAGCGATCTATTGCAGCAGGTTGACCTGGGCGAGAGATTGAAGAACACGCTCGGCAAAATTAAGACATTGTGGGATGAAACAACCAAGAAAATAAAAGAGGCCTGGACCGCCAACGATAACGGCGTTCGAATAATGTCAGCATTGAGCGGAATGGCGAGCGATTTATGGAATTGGTTTGACCGTATTCTTGACGCAACGATTGAGTGGGTTAAGAACCTAAACCTGGAGCCGCTATTCAACTCAATAGCAAAGGCGGTAGAGGCCATGCGGCCTGTATTTAACGATATTCTGGGTATTCTTGAATGGATATACAACAATGTCGTCCTACCGATAGCGAAGCTGCTATTAGAGGAAGTTATCCCGGCCGGACTTGATGTTATCGAGGGCGCGCTGAAAGCCATTCATTCAGCAATAGAAGCCCTGGCACCATTGGCGCAAGATCTCTGGGATAACATTTTGAAACCAGTCGCAGACTTCCTGGGCGACGCTTTCGTCGGAGCGATAGAAGTCGTGGCGGACGCATTGAACGGATTGTCGGACTGGATAGACAACAACCAGGAAACATTCGCGACATTAGTCGGAGTTATTGCTGCGCTAGTTGTAGCGTTTGAGGGAATAAGCGGCGCCATGAAAGCCGTTGATGTTGTCAGCAAATTAGTTTCCGGAGGAATTGCTGCCGTATCCGGAGCATTGGCCTTCATAACCAGCCCAATAGGAATAGCAACCATTGCAATAGGCGCATTAATCGCTATCCTGGTCGCATTAGTTCTTAACTGGGATAAGGTAAAAGAATTCGCGATAAATTGCGTTAATGGAATAAAGGAAGCATTCGGAAAAGTTGCAGCATGGTTCAAAGACAAAGTTCTTACACCGCTGGGTGACTTCTTTAATGCGTTCAAAGAAACCACGCTGCAGATATTAAAGGCAATCGCGACAGCATTCAAAGCAACACTGGACGGCTTCGCAGCATTGGTTCGTTGGTTTGCCGACTTGATAGTTAGCACATTCAAGGGAGCGTTTGACGGTCTTGCAAAATCGTTCAACGATACCGTAAATGCGATACAGCAAATCTTTAACGGCATAATCCAGTTTATAACCGGAGTATTTACAGGAAACTGGAGCCAGGCATGGCAGGGCGTCGTCAATATATTTAATGGAATAGTCGGCGGTATCGTTTCTATTTTCAAGCTGCCAATTAACGGCGTTATCGGACTGATTAACGGCTTTATTAGCGGAATTAACCAGGTTCGAATTCCAAGCTGGGTGCCGGGCTTTGGTGGTATGGGAATAAATATCCCGAGCATTCCATATCTGGCCAAAGGCGCAGTCATTCCACCAAATAAACAGTTTGTCGCAATGCTGGGTGACCAAACACACGGAAACAACCTGGAGGCACCGGAGGGCTTGATCCGACAGATTGTCAGAGAAGAAACCGGAGGCTTTAACCAGGAAGCAATCGCGCTGTTAAGAATAATCGCGTCAAAGAACTTCTCAATCACCAAACGAGAAGCAGGCGCTGCAGCGGTTGAATATATCAACGACGAAACAGAAAGAACAGGAAACAGTCCTGTTCTTTCGTTTTAAGGAGGATAAACAATGGCAAAAATGAGCGTTTATAAAGTTGATGGCGTGGCATTGCCACCGGTTATCCGAGGCAACGCCAAGTACAGTGAAAACGATCTGGCGGAGGAAGCGTACCGCGACGCGCTGGGCTTTACACATAAGAAAACCGTACGGTTCGGCGTTAGAAAAATCGAGTTATCATGGCCACGCCTAACAGACGACGAGTTAAATTTGATTGCAGATTTAACAAAGGGCAAGGAGTACTTCAAGTTTGAATATTACGACCGCAAGAAGAAAGCGGCAGGCGTGATCCAGGAAGCCTACAGCGGCAACACATTGAAGTACACAATCGACAAGGGCGCAACGAATAAGAAAGTCTGGAAAGATATTTCTATTTCAATTGTTGAACGATAAGGCGCAGGAGGAGGTTAAGAATGGCACAAAGCACAAGTCAAAAAACAATCATCCAGGAAGCCTTAAAGCGCGAGTTTACGACGGAAACAGGCAGGCCGAAGAATTACATCATTAAGATTAAAAACGGCCCTACATACACAGGAAACAACCTGTCCGGTGGCGGCGTATCAATTACCGAGAGTCTAAGTTCCAATAATTCGTTTGACCTAGCAGCAGTAGAAAAGCCAACGATTGAATTTACATTATTAAACCTAGAAAGAAATATCGGTTTATTAAAGGGCAAAGAAGTAGAGCTGGCGATTACCGTCGGCTCTATGGCCATGCCAGCAGGAACATATATTATCGATAACGCAGAGAAGCAAAACGACCACTTGTACAACATAAAGGCGAGCGGCATGCTTGCAAAGTTCAACCAGGATGTTAGCACTTGGTGGAACAAGGAAGTACAGTTCCCAATAACACATAGAAATTTGTTGATTTCTTTATGTAATAAGGTCGGTATTGATTACCAACTGCCGCAAACATACACGAATAGCAACGCAGTAATTGCACAGAGAAATATGTACGTTAACGAAGCAACAGGCGCAACGTTCCTGGGTTATCTCCAGGAAATGGCCGGTTGTTTTTTCGTAACTTCCAGGCTACTGGATAACGGAAAAACGTTGACGATTAAGAAGATCACACAGCCAACCGGTACACCAGGAATGGTTTACACCGGAAGCCATTATATAGGCACGGTTGAAATTGCAGACTACAACATTAAAAAAATTGATGTGCTGCAGATAAGAGCAACAAAGGACGATATAGGAGTTCTTGCAGGAAATAAGGATGGAAAGAACCCATATCTGATAGAGGGCAATCCTCTGCTTTATGGAATGGCGTCGTCCGATTTACAACCAATAGCAACGGCCATATTTAACGAATTAAAAGACGTGCAATATATACCATTCACGGCCAGCATGATGGGCGTGCCATATATTGAGCCAGGCGATACGATTCAGTTCAATACACCGGCAGGAGCAACAATAAAAACACTGCTAATGAAGCGCACGTTCGCAGGAACGCAGTTCTTCAAGGACGCCCTAGAAACAAAAGCGAAAGAGCAGCGCGAGAACCAATCAAAGCCAGCGCGCACAATAACGATATTGAACCAGAAGCTGCACGAGTTCGAAACTTCAATCGAGAAGTTCAAAAGTAAGATTGCAAATATTGCAACAGAGGTAGGAAACGCGAATAAAGGCACGCGCCAATATTACCTGCAGACTGCGTCGAAAGATACACCATCGAAGAATGACAGCGCCTGGTCTACCACAAAGCCGCCATCAATAGCAGGGCAGCATATGTGGTACATGCTCGCAGATATTACAGCGAACGACAACGAAGTGCGCCATGAACCGCTGGAATTAACCGGCATAAAAGGCGACACAGGGCGTGGAATAGTAGGTACGCCAGAAATTACATACCAAGCAGGAAGCAGCGCGACAACGCCACCAACAGGCGAGTGGCTGGCCAATATTCCGTTAGTTAATGAGGGCTACACTTTATGGATCCGTGCGGTTTATAAGTACAGCGATGACACGACGTCGGAAGTATTCTCTCCGTCAATAGCAGGAAAGACCGGCCGAGGAGTCAAACAAGTAACGCCGGAATATTACCTGTCAACTTCAAAGACAGAGCCAACAGGCGGAACCTGGAACGCAACACAACCAGAAAAGACCAACGACACGTGGGTGTGGATAAGATATAAAACAACATTCACAGATGAAACGGTCGGTTATTCAGACGCAACGAAAGACGATGTACTGAATGGTCTGGTTGAATTGACAACAACCAACAAGTCGACAATCGAGCAACTTAATGGAAGCATAACGCACCTGGTAAACCAGACAACGGAAAATCGCAAAGGCGTCGACTCTGTAAAAACAGAGCTGCAAACATTGCAGCAGCAAACAGCCGACGGCTTCAGCAGAACAATCCAGCGTTCAGAGTTTGACAAGACAGTCGATACAATCACAGAGAAACTTGACGAAAACGGCCTGCATATTGGTAGTGATAAAGAGGACACGGTTACAACTGTCGACACAAACGGAGTAAACGTAAAAAAATCAGACGGAACGTTACTGGCGAAGTTTGATAAAGTCGACAGCATGCTCGCATACCTTCGTGTTTTGGAATATTTGAGCGCAGGCGCGCACAGAATAGAGGCAAAGACAACCGTCGCAGAAATAACAGAATTCACAGGCGGAAAGATAAAGACCGCAGAAGTTAAAGCGTCAGTGATTAACTGGATTGGAGATATAAAAACTTATGGTAATGCTTAATAATAATTGGCAAGTGGTCGCAGAGGCGACCAGGGCGCCAGGAGCAGCACGCGTCACATACAAATTATGGGCGCGCATTAATCCGCAGTACCACAGCATAGAACTGAACCGCGACTGGGTAGAAGTTCAGACAACATACGAGCTACACGTCGGTTATATTTATTCCGGAACTTGGACGTTTACCGGAACCGGGTGTTCAACTGTATCTGGAGGCGGAACACTAAGAAACAGCGGCACATTACTGGAGGGTGGCTTCTGGGCCGGGCATAACAATAATGGTGATTATTCCAATTCCATAAATGCTGATTTAAGTTTTTACTTCTCGGCAGCTGACGCATACCTGGAAGGCGCAATCGAACTTCCGAATATTCCACGAGCCAGCGGCGCAGTTTGGAAGAATAATAAAAACAGGGCCAAATTGGACGGTGAGAACACCGAAACGATCACCCTGCTAATTGATAAGAAAGTTCAGAAATACCGCCACAACATATCCTGGGTGGTTGGATCAAGCGGACAGAAGTTACTGCAGAAGAACGTTGACACCGAGTACGCATTCACGCCAACAGAGGGCATGATCCAACACATGACAGACGCTCCGTACGTTTACGGAAATATTGTAATTGATACATACGCGTCCGGAGAACCAGGCGCGGTTTTAATTGGCACTAGAAACGTAGGTTTTTTTATTGACCTACCACAAGAAAGATACGGTCCAATTATTACAGCTGCAGAAGTCAAAGAGATAGGCAATAACAAAGTAACTGATGAAAAAGTGTTCCGTTATTTGTCGCGTAAGAAATTGACAATGCAAGTAGAAACGCGAGGCTTTGCAACAGTAAAAAATATATACGTTGTTCATAACAAGCAGCAAACGCCGCTAAAATTGACCGACGGAAAATATACTGCAGAGCTGGAGGGAATGGTTGACGGCAACGTTCAGTTCGTAATTGAGGATAGCAGAGGCTTCGTAAAGGCCCAGGAATGGCGCGGAACATTCGTGCCATACTTTTATCCAACATTAACGGAGTTCAGCGCAGAACGCGACAATCCGACGGTTAACGACGGATATGCTAGCGCCAAAGGAACATATTACAACGGCGAAAGCAATCAATTAACAATCACCCTAAAAGACGAGCAGGGCCACAGCGTAAACTGCGCATATACGCCGAACGGAAATAACTTTGCAGTTAAGCAGAGAGTTAGCGGTTACCGATACGATCAAAACTATCAACTAACGCTGGTTTTAACTGATAGTTACGGCCAGAGAACCGAACGTTCGTACGTTTTAACCGGAAACTTGTGGGCCATGATTATAGGCAAATTAACAACAAGCGTCCACATGCTGTGGGTAAGAAGAAACGGAAACAATCCATGCGGCATATACAACGAAGGTGATCTCTCAACGCTTGGGAAAACATACGCAAAAGGTGGCTTGGTAATTGGTGGCGACGATACATTTCTTGTTAAACGTTTCGGCGCTGCCGGCGCACGAAAAACATTTAACGCAGCAATGAATGATAGAGAAGATGTTCGTATCACGATTACAGCACCAGATGGATATAAGACAATAGGCATTATACAAGCCTACACAGACTATAGATGTAGTGTTTCGTTATATAACTTTATAAACGGGATAGCATATTGCACGGTTTACAATTCTAGTGGTTGGGGAAATACTCCTATTGGCGCAAGCGTTGATGTTCTGTTTTATAAATGCAAATAAGGAGGTGACAAGATGATTATTGACGGTAAAAAGTTTACAGAGATTCAAGACAGCAATAAAAGTGTTGTCACATTTCAAAGAAAGGTTTTTGAAAACTTAAAGCCCTTAATGGACTCATTCGATAGTGGCGTGATCCATGATGTGTCATTTGATGATGAAGACATCATGCGAAAGATGTACACAGAGCCGATGACGTTTTCAAAGAATAAAGATGGATACATGATTTCGTTTATCTTGACGGATGTTCCGCAGAAAGATATTGAAGCAAATAACTTTAAAGAAGTTAGACCGCTTGTTAACGATGTTCTACAGGCTGCTAGCGCTGATGTAGTTAAAAAGTATGTATCGTTTCTGAATCAGTGGACACCAGGGGAAAAATACAAAAAAGGACAACGCATCGGATATAATGGCGTTCCATATGCAGTTGAATCAGACCATACAGCAGTCGAAGGACAGACTCCTGATAAAACACCTTTGCTATATGATGATTTAACAAAAGAAAAGAAAGCTTATCCGTGGGATGAAAAAGTCACTTATAACAAGGGTGATTTAGCAATCGCACGTGGAATTGTGTTCATTTCAAAAATTGACAACAATAAGGGCAATGAGCCAGGATTTGGCTCTGCCTGGGATTACAAAAAATAAATAGGCTATTAAGGCGACCAAAGCGGCCGCCTTTTTAGATAGAAAGAAAGAGGTGGAAAAAATGGCATTACAAGGAATTGACGTTGCAAGCTGGCAGCAAAGCCTAGACTTGCGACAAATTAGTTACGACTTCGTAGTTGTAAAGGCGACGGAGGGAACCGGATATATTAACCCATGCTGCGATACACACGTGCAGCAGGCAATCGAGATGGGTAAGTTATTCGGCGTTTATCATTATGCAAACGGAGGCGATCCAATCGCGGAAGGTAATTTCTTCTTGCAAAACATTCAAGGATATATCCGTAAAGGAATTCTGGTTCTTGACTTTGAGGGAGAGAGCAACGCAGCATGGAACGTTTATCCAAACGAATGGATCAAGGCCTGGTGCGATAACGTTTATAACCAGACAGGCGTTAAGCCATTAGTTTATATCCAGGCGTCAGCATTAAATAAGGTTGCAGGCGTAGGAGATTACGGCTTGTGGGTTGCAGAATACGCAGACAGCGAGCCGACATACTACCAGGACACACCGTGGAACGATGGAGCGTACGCATGCGCAATGCGCCAATACGCAGGAGGAAACGGCCGCGTTTATGGTTATGACGGAGGCGTTGACCTTGATAAGTTCTACGGCGACGCAGAGGCGTGGATGAAGTACGCGAACCCAGGAGGCGAGTTTATCGCACCGGCACCAGCAGCGGCACCTGTGCAGGTTGCTGCAGCAGACTCGACAACATACATCGTTCAAAAGGGCGATACATTGTCGGCGATTGCGGCACGCTATGGCACAACATATCAAAGCCTTGCTGTAATTAACAACATTCCAGATCCGAACAAGATTTATCCAGGACAAGAAATCGTGATCAACGGAGCAACTGCAGAAGCACCGTCAGCAGGCGCTGTTTATTACACAATCAAGCCTGGTGATACATTGAGCGGAATTGCTACAAAGTTTGATACGACATGGCAGTGGCTGGCCGAAGTTAATGGCGTTGAAAATCCTAACGTTATTTACGCTGGAACTACAATCAGAATTAGATAGGCGGTGGCTTCATGCAAGAAGGAATTAACCCAGTTTATCTCAGTCTGATAGTATCTCTTGGCGGTCTAGTTGCTACCATTTGGAGCGTTAATTCAACAATTCACAAGGGCAACAAAGATCAGGCTAAAGAGTTAGCCGAAGAGTTAGGGAAAATGAACGCTAACATAACCTACGTAAAAGAAGGCATCACTGATTTAAAAGCAACCACCAGGGACGTAAGTAACCGCGTAATGTCTCTGGAAAACCGTCTGGCACAAACTGAAACATCTGTCACGTTTCTAAGTGACAGAATTAGACAAATCGAAGAAAGAAGGGATAATAAATGAAAGACAAACAATATTGGTTAAAGTGGGCAAAGGCAGCAGCAAGAAGAGCGCTAAAAACAGCAGCGCAAACCTTTGTGGCAACAATCGGAACAACGGCAACAATCGGCGGCGTTGACTGGAAGCTCGTAGGATCCACAGCAGCGCTGGCCGCAATTCTATCACTCGGAACATCTCTCGCAGGGCTTCCGGAAGTAGAACCAACCAGCGACACCGAGGAAGATTTCAAGTAGCAAAAAACCCACCAGTGCGGTGGGTTCTTTTTTTATGCAATTTCTTCGAATGTTTCTGTATTTTCAAAGCGCATCAGTGGCCCCCTAAATGGCCCCCTGTTAAAATTTTTTAACAGATAAAAGAAACACCAGACAGTCAGAAAACGGCTAGAAATGGAGGTTTTAGAAATTGATAGCAACAGAAAAACAAATAAATTTGTTTCTGCTAAGCGGCACTTTATGAATTAAAGCCCTTCGAATGAAGGGTTTTTAATTTCCTTGGCAGTATTATGGTAGGTTTTTATATAATTCTAACGTGAAAGGTTAAACTCCATATTTAAAGTGTGAATGTTGAATTTAGTCGTTCGTAAAATTTTAGAATGTTGTATTATTATGTTATAAGGAAGTGGAAAAATGAAAAATAGCCTATATGATAAACTGAATTTTGCAAGTGGTTATTATGGGACTTTCCCTGCTGGATTTAGAGGCTCTAAGAAGCCAACAATTCATTTTGTTGAAGGCACTCCGGATGAAATAAAATCGAGAGCTATAAAAGTTTGGGAAGAAATTTTAAAAGAAGCTGCCGAACAACGCGCAAATGGTATTTTCACCGATGAAAATATGTGTTTATAGATTAAAACATGTAAATTTGTAAAAAGCATTCTTATAATCTTTAAATAAATACATGAAGAACAGTAAAATGCAACGTTTGGTATTCTAAAATTATTTCTGTTAATCAGTGCTATAAAGAGATAGGGTCCTTTTACTTTTGTGATATACATATAGGCAGTACAATATAATAACAGTTAGCAACAATATACTAGATATAAAGTGGAGGTAATTTTATGGTACTTATATATCCTGAAGAAATAAAAAAGTTAAAATCAATCTATGAGCCATATATGATTGGAGCGAAATTAAAAGATGACGCTCCTATTGAAGCTGTTGAGGCAGCTGAAAAGTTCAAAGAGTGGGTTAATGAACAATACAGAAAAGCAGGTATGGAATAATATATCAATACGAATTGATTGCTTTTAGCAAGCCCTCTAGGTGGGCTTTTTTTGATATTTCAAATAAAAATTATGCAAAGTTTTCATGCATCAGAAATGAAAATATCGGATGATTTCAGAGAATAAAATGAGGGATTTTCAACATTCAAAATAATAGGGCTTTCGGAGGGGAAATTTATCGAAAAAATTGGGCATTGAGATAGAAAAAAGTTCAATTTTTTATTATGCTATTGAAAGACAGAATTTAGTGGAGGTAGAAGTTGTGGATAGGATTGTAAAACGTAACGGACAAGT